CATATAAAACTTGTTCATTTACACCTGTTTGATATAAATGTGCTTGAGCGATTTTACGTGAGTTACGCCAATCACCTTTAAGTTTTGCAGCTCCCATAGCTACTATACTAGATAATTCTTCATCTTGTAGTTTCATTAGATTGTCATATCTAATTTCTTGATATTGATTATACTCTGCATTGATTGCAGCTTGAGCACTTAATTTATTGAAACCTATTTGTGCTTCATATAAAGCTTCAGAATGACCAAACTCTGAATCCTTACCTTCTAATTCAAGCTGCCTTATCTTTAATTGTTGATTATATTTCTGAGTATTGACTTCATCTTGAAGCCTTGCCATCTCTAATCCATGCTCATATGTAGCTTTAGATTTCTCTACATTATGATCATAATTTAATTGAGTAACTTCACCTCTCTTTCTCCAGGCATCTAAATTATATTCGTATTGTAATTCTGAATTATTATCTTGTGCTTGTGCTTGCTGTCTTTGATCGTTCTTCTTAGATACTGAAGAGAAAACAGTAGTAACAATTGGTAGCAAGTTCCATATCCAATTCATCTCTAAACCAGATTCAGCTAGATGTTTCTCATGAAATCTATTAGAACCTTTAGGTTTTAAATTTTCTTCAGCGTCAGAGTAGGGAACTCCAAAGTCATGATTCATCATTTGATACATATTTAAGTTCTCCTATAAAAACGCGGTGAATAATTTCCTTCCCACATCATAGAGTTTAAAGAAACTGGGAATGGTGAATCATTAAAGATTCTTAATTGAAAATTCTCAGTTCTTTGATGAATTGGTAAACTGAAAACTGATTGTTCTGATAATGCTACATCATTAGCTAGATATGTATCAGCTATTGCAGTAGGATTAAGGTCATACCATTCGTCTATATAAACTAATACTGTTTCAGTAGCAGTCGGAGCAGTACCAAATCTAATTTTAGTATCACTTAGGAATGAGAAAGCAGTTGACTGCTGTACAACATTATTTACTTTTACTTTTATTTGATCTCTATCTACTGTATCTATTTCACTAGTAAGCCATTCAAAATCTTTTGTAGTACCATCACCTTGAAATTCTTTTTCACCTTGCCTGACACCTGTGGATTTAAGTTTGAATGCCATAACACCTGATAAACCTACAGCAAATTTCATTCTCGCAATAGTAAGTTTAGCTGAGAAATCTGATCCAGATTCTGACCTGAAATAAGTTTTAGGTAAAATAATATCAAAGTCATATTTCCATCCAACGTAGACATCAGATGCAACACTTGTGAAATCTTTTTTAGGTACTTTTAAATATGTACCTACACCATCAGTTGAGCTTTCAGGGGTTGATGTGAAACCAGATTCAATGAATTGACCTGTAGCTGTACTACCAGCAATAACTAATACTGGTGTTAAAGTTGAAACATTATTATAAGGTAAGTAAACCTTAGTTCCTTCATACATAGTTCCAGTTGCAGTTGCACTAGAACCTCCTCCACCTGAAATTGTAATTGCTATACCATTAGTATATCCACTACCTGATGCTGTTATAGTTATTGCTGATACAGCTCCACTAGTTACTGTAGCAGTTGCAGTAGCACCTGACCCTGGCGTACCAGTAGCAGATGTTCCTGTAACCCCTGTTATAGTAACAGTTGGTGCTGATGAATAACCAGATCCTCCATTAGTTATAGTAATACTATCTACACCTCTATAATGAACACTGGATGCAACAGCATATAAATCTACACAAGGATTAATTCTTTGACCTTGGTTGCTGACAATTATAGCATCTTCAGGACTTTGACTTAAACTTGCTTTACTTAATGAAAATTGACTACCTTGCTTAGTAACAATATACATATCATCGGAGTCAACTGCCATGCCTTGTACCGTACCACACAGTTGCCAATTAAACCATGCTTGTACAATACTCTGTTCTCCTTCACTATATGTTCTATAAAAATATATCTTATTAGAAGCTTGTCCTGACAAAGCTATGAATTGATTTTGGGGGCTAGCAATAAACGTATCTACAGTAGCTGGTACCCATTCTTTTACAATTCTTCCTATGTCTAAGACGTCTGGGTTTTCGTTTTGACCACGTGTGACCATACCGAATATTCGAGTATAACTTGGTGTCTTACTTATAAAATTAATATTAGTACCCATATCAACTGGATCAACAGTATCATCCATTTCATAATTGGAGATAACTGAAGTAGTAACAGTTGATGGTGTTAAATTTCCATCTGCGCCTGACATTAAGAATTGCTGGTTCTTACTGAAGAGTACGAGACCCTGAGTAGTAGGAATAACAGCATGTAGAAATGCAGGTTTTGTAGTAGAGACGCCTAAGTCTACAGGATCTGAATCTGTAACTGTACGCGCTGACGTAAAATAGAAATTATAATATTCTGATGCTTGACTTAATGATACATTATCTTTTGATAAAAAACCTAATCTATTTTTATGAAAAAATGATTGTTGTATTTTATTACCAACAAAACTAGGATGTTCATTTGTAGTATCGTCACCAGTTAATCTAGCAGTCCATGTTATTTTTTGAAATGTAAATGTATTAGTAGAATTATTGATTAACTCATGAGGCATTGTGGTATTATTAAGACCTGAAGACTTTGATGGATCTCTAGTCTCTTCCCAATAACCTTCACCTGATGTCCCATCATATGCTATGAATTTTGAAAAGTAAGTATCGTTTACTGAATCAGTATTATTAATTTTAACAATATGTCCATTAAAAGATTGATTAGGTAGTTCTGTTATTGTAGTAACTTCATCTTGAAATACTTTTATTCTATCATTATTATCTCCACCTTTAGCAGTGATAGTAAAAGCAATTGCTCTATCTATTTGTAAAGAGTTTTGATATTTAGTATTAGTGAGACTCCAGCTATTTGCTACACTTCTACTATCTAATTCAGTTTTAATTAATGTTAATGTACTATCATATGTATCACTAGCACCTGTTGCTACAGTAAATGCTACTCCATTAATATTAAAACTATAAGTTACACTAGCTGTTGAACCATTTAAAACAAGAGTTGCTTGCTTTTTAGGAGTAAAACTTGGGTTAGCTAATGTAGCTACTGTTAATAAATTATTTGTTATAATAGATGTATCTTGTACAGTCAGTACGTCATAGTTTGTACGTGCTCCTGTAAGGTATGCCTGTGCTCCTGTACCATAGTTAACAGTACATGCAGCTCCAGTTGATGCATTCCATATATCAATGTCCCCTGGACTTCCTCCAGAAGCAGGTGTGATACATCCTATGTATTTTTCGTTATCATCTCTGGCTATATAAAACCATTTCGATGAATCATATGTAGTGCCAGTACCTAAGTTACTGATAAATTTTAATCCTGGTCTTTTAGTTAATCCAAAAGTTGAGTCTGGATAACCATTGAGACACTCTCGGACTTGACCTGGGTTTTTTTTATCATCAGATTGCCTAGATACTCCACCTAAATAATTGTCAATTCGTTGAGTTACAGAAGGCATTTATCGGTACAGTGCTTGGTAAGGTTGGTAGCTATTATAATAATTTTGATCACCTTCAGGATGTCCAAAGAAGGTATACTCACCTTGATTAGTTTCATACTCTAAAGCTAATGCTCTTGTATATGCTTCGTTTTGTTGGAGCATTTGATACTGAGCAGTGTCTCCTACAATTCTAGAAGAAACTAAAACAGCAGCTCTTGCTGTAATAAAGTCTTGAATAGGTTTAGGTAGGTCAACCCAATCAAAGAACCAAACTACATCACATTTAATTTTTTCTCCTGAAAAATCAGCCCAAGAATAAGTGTGATGTTGATTGTCATATAATTTACCGCTTCTTCTTACAGCATTATAATCCATATTAGAAGCGTTGTTTGTCAGTTTAATTTGTAATACATTATTTGCTATCAAAACTTCGTTGTTTGTATCAGGTGTAAACTCCACATGGTACTCTCTATTGAAAGTCCATCCTTCAGCTTGCACTTCCCGTGACACTTGTAACAGTGTATCGTATGCAATCGCAACGTCTGGGTTGGTTTGATCGAGTGTCGTTACAGGTGCCTGACCCACAGACGCAAGTATTTGATTTATAGCTGGTAACTCTTGGGTAGCGTTAGTGGTTGGAAAGGGCATAATTATAAATTTATGTAAATAAAAAAAAGGGAGCCCGAAGACTCCCCTTGGATGTTGGTTAAAGTTGTGAACTTAGAATGCAGCTGGAGCAGTTGCTGTACCTGCGTACAGTTCAACAGAAGCAGCTGGATTTAGGTAATCGGCTCCCATTGCCAAACGTCCTAGAATCACGTCACCCTGATAAATCACGGAAACGTCCCCAGAAGTTATTTGGACTTGAGGACCAATAGACTCTACTACACCTGCAGCTTCTTTCTGGAAGATAAGACCGCAAGATTGAGACCCTAATTCGGTAGCTGTACCGTAATCATTTTGAATACCGGTTTGAGCTCCCGAAGCATCTTCTGCAGTTTCACCGATGAATGAACCGATGTTACCAGGAGAAGTAACTCCAGGGTTTGTAGCAGAAGCTGTACCAAACTTAGTACCGTAGTTACCGAAGAATGGTATGTTCATTGACTTGTAGATCTTGATGCCTGCAATTTCAATGATACCGTTGCCTTCTTGTAGTGCAGAACCTTGGGAATCTCGGTTAACTAAACCATTACTTCCTACAGCTTGGATAAGCTCATAGTACTGTCTTGGGTTTAGTACACCAACACGTCCGTCAGTACTGATTCCCTTCTCATCGAGGGCAGCAGCTGCGTCATAGAATGCATTAACTAGGTTTGCTGAGTTATAAGCATCCGATGCATTAGTACCTGTAGTACCTACGCGTATCTGAGTTCCACCTGGTTCAACGAAGTTAGCCTTCGAGATAGGTGATGCAACCCTAGCTCCACGTGTGATAGCACGGAAGATAAGTCTGTCATATTTTTGAGCAAGAGCATATCCAATCTTCTTAGATATTTCTCCTCTTAATTCATAATGTGCGAGAGTTTCATCTAGCTCATAGACAAATGCACTGGAGATGAGTAGATCATCAACTGTGATTGATTTCTGTGCTACTGGAGGTGAACCATCGGAGTTACCTAGGATTGAGTTTCCTGGTGTATGGTATTCCGCTTTGGTGTGTCCTGTGTAGATGAATTGTAATGAGGATCCATTCTTTAGGGTTCTCTTCATTACAAGGTCTCTAGCGATGGCGTTATGTTGGAATCCTTTGAATAATTCCCCCGAAAACAACTTCAGGTATAAACCTCGCTTATCACCAGCTCCATTTTCCTGACCTAATTGGGTCAGTGAACTGGTCATGTCTGTACTTTGATGTGCCATTTATATGGGATAAAAAATATTAACTTTCTCAGCTGAAATTTTTTTGATCAATTTGTTGTGGTCTTTCCCACCGTCTAGACGGCAAAGGGTATCCGCGTACGGGCCAGTGCCAATTGAAATGAGGTCCGACTCTGAGGTGTCTCATTTCTATGAAATTGTAAGTGACTATATTCTATATAAGTGAATAAGGATAGGAGTAAAAAAACCCCTACCCATAATTCATTTAATTTAGAAAAGCTTTTAGTAAGAAGGGTCACCTTGAGGTTCTTCTTTTTCTTCTTTTTCATCTACACCTAATGGTTGATATTCACAAGGTGCTGTATCGATCTGTTCATCAGTAATTACTACTGGGAGTGGTTCATCAGCTAACCTTAAGCTGGTAACTGATGCCCTCATTTTATTACTTTGTTGTGACATCAGAAAGAATACTTGGCACCTATTTTAGTACCGTATGCGTTATCTGCAGTCTCATCTGTCTTGAATGAGATCTCTCCATATACACCGAGCTTCTCTGATGCTGCTACGGAACCTCCGAGCTTACCTGAGAAATCTGTGCTTCCATCTGCTCCATCAGCTGCAGTGAATGCAGGACCACCTTGGACATAGTATCCAAGAGCTCCTACCTCACCTTCATAACCGACGTGGAGGTCAGTTGTTCTGGAGGTATAATCATTACCTGTATAAGATGCGTTTGACTCGGCATTTACATAGACGCCAGCCATTGCAGGAGTCGAAGCGAGAGTTGCCGCCAGGGCTAGTGCAATTTTTTTCATGTTTTTAATTAAATGTTATTTTGTGTAAGTTACACCACGATAGGTAAGAGTCATTGAGAATCTCCACTATCACAGCCCCGTTCCATGCTGTGAATTCATGCGACCTTCAAAGAAGGTTGAACGGACGTGATGTTAACCAATTGATTTGATCTCTTTAGCCGCTAGATCAAGCGGGAAATTATGTGCGTTTCTTTCATGCATCACTTCCATGCCTAAGTTAGCACGGTTTAGGACGTCTGCCCAAGTAGGGATAACCCTACCGCTGGAGTCAGCCACTGACTGATTGAAGTTAAAGCCGTTGAGATTAAAAGCCATAGTGCAGATTCCCATACTGGTGAACCATATGCCAACGACTGGCCAAGTAGCAAGGAAGAAATGAAGAGCCCGACTATTATTAAAGCTGGCGTATTGGAAGATAAGTCTGCCAAAGTAGCCATGAGCCGCGACGATATTATACGTCTCTTCCTCTTGGCCGAATTTATATCCATAGTTCTGCGACTCTGTTTCAGTTGTCTCTTTAATGAGTGAGGAAGTAACGAGACTTCCATGCATAGCAGCGAATAAAGCTCCACCGAATACCCCTGCAACACCGAGCATGTGGAAAGGATGCATAAGAATATTATGTTCTGCCTGAAAAACAAACATAAAATTGAAAGTGCCTGAAATACCAAGAGGCATACCATCACTAAAGCTCCCTTGTCCGAATGGATATACTAAGAAGATTGCAAAGGCTGCTGAGACTGGAGCTGAGTAAGCTATGGGTATCCATGGTCTTGCTCCTAGTCTATAACTAAGTTCCCATTGGCGTCCCATGTATGCTGAGATACCGATGAGAAAGTGGAACACAATGAGTTGATATGGTCCTCCGTTATATAACCATTCGTCGATGGTTGCAGCTTCCCAGATTGGGTAGAAGTGAAGACCGATTGCGTTAGAGGAAGGGACGATAGCCCCTGAGATGATGTTGTTTCCATAGAGTAGAGATCCAGCTACTGGTTCACGTATCCCGTCTATGTCTACAGGCGGTGCTGCGATGAAAGCGATAATGAAACAGGTTGCTGCAGTAAGTAAGCATGGAATCATGAGTACACCGAACCAACCAACGTAGAGTCGGTTGTCGGTGCTTGTAACCCATTTACAGAACTGATTCCAATTATTCTGTTGAGGTAGGGTTAATGTTGCCATTAAAAAATGCCGGGGATAATTTGTCCAGTAAAAATATATGATCCAAGTGCTGCAACGAATCCTATCATAGCAAGCTGTCCATTGACACGCTCTGCGTTCTCGAAGTAAGGTTGACTAACTACTTCTACTTGTGGTTCAGTTGCAAATTTGTTTTGAGGCATGAGTAAAAAGAATAAAAGTTCGTGTGGCCGAGGACGATCTTTCGGGTCAGCCGCTTAAAATTAAACTAGCCCTTTACTTTTCTTATACTTGTAGCCTTCTCTTAATTGATCTAGAGATGGTCTAGAGAAGTCACCTTTAGGATTTAAAATTTTATCAAACTCATTAGGTATATCAGAGTAATCTACTTGAGCTAACATATCTCTAATCTTTAATATGTTCTGTTGTAACTGTTTCTCGGAAGGTAGTGATTTATAGTTAGGATGATTTCTTATCTTCCAGACTTCATCTACATTACCTGCTTTGTTATCTCTATAACCTTGAGCCATATCAGGTTGCCATTCTTTACTTTCCTCTCCATACTCTTCATCATCTAAATATCTAGGTACATCAACCCCTGCTCCTTTTAAGTTAGGCCACATAGGAGAGTCCTGATCTAATTCAGCTAATCTATTAACACCAGTTAGCATAGGAAGTAACTTTAAAACTTCTGGTATTATTTTCAACATGTTAGGATAGTTAGGCCAGATATCTTCTGGCTTTAACCGTTCCCCACCTCTAGCTCCTTCAGCTCTACGTTGAGCATCATCTCCTCTTGT